GCGGCTGTCAATTCACCTTGCTCTAATTTCAGCTTTTCAAGTAAGTCTAATTGGTTTTGGTAAGTTGAAGAAAGATCTTTTAGATTCTTAAAATCTCTGGTCGATAAAGCTTTAAAATCTACTGTAGCGGCTTCTTCACCTAGGCTGAAACCACTACCTCCTAATGACCGCCCCTTAAACCCTTCTAATATCTCCTTCTGACGGCCAAGGCGACTTGTAGCGGAAAGACCAAGGAACCCTTTAACTTGGTCCCAAAGATAGCCTATCTTTTCGCTAATCCAAGATCCTTCATCTGTTCCAAACAAGTACAGAGCAAAAGCTCCTACTGCGGTAATTGCAGCAGTTAGTGGGTTACTTACAACAAAAGCAGCAATCATTATGCCAATAAATCCGATCATTCTTACGAGAGCACCTGTCAAAGACTTAAGAAGTTCGCCAAAAGCAGCCCAAGACCTGAAACCAGCAACCACAGCAGCGCTACTAGCTATTGTCACAGCCAACGCAGCATTAAATAGCCTAATAGGTCCGCTAATAGGCGTCTGTAGAAATGAGAAAGCGGCTGCCAGAGCCGCTGCAGACTTAGCACCAAGACCCTGAGCAACTAAAAGTTTCTTCATATCTTTATACGTACTGACTAACGCGTCTTTATACGTAAGTACACCATTAGCTGCGGCTAAATAAGCTACTAAGCCGAGCCTACCAACTACACCAAATGTCCGCCCCATCTTAGCTACAAATTCTTTGGAATACTCTACAACTGCGTCAAACCCTGCTCTAAATTTATCTTCGTTAGTCAATTTACTGAATAACTCAGCTCTAGCTTTTGACCTAGCCTCTGGAACTAGTACCTTCTTTCCAGACAGAATACCTTCTTTAATTATCTCCCTACTCCGACGAATAACATCGTCAACCGGTATCTCAATTTCACGAATGCCTCTATTATAAGCACGTACAACGCCTCCAAAATACTGCAACGCTTTACCTGCAGCGTATAAAGTAGCGAGAGATCCTACCAAATCACCGATAGAGCTGGTAATACGACTCACAGCTGTTCCTGTAAAAGAAGCTTCAGCAGAAGAGAAAATAGACGGAATAAGCGTTAATGCCGCAATTGACATTAACGGATGGCCTCTAATTGCTCTCAGAATGCTGCCAAGGTATCTTGAAATAATACTACCAACTGCTTCAAGGTTAGCAGTGAGATTTGATAAGATAGATGTAGGTACAATTTTCTCCAGCCCCCTAGACACCAAAGATTTTAAAGAAGCTATATAGTCTTTAATCTTAGCATATGAGGACCTCAGTGAAAGCCCTTTTATATCAAAGTCTAAAACATGCGCCCAAAAAGCTCTAAGAGAATCTTTGATTGCGCGTCCACGAGTTTTATAAACCCCAGGACGAACCTCGGAGTATCCACCAAATAAAGCATCAGAAATTGTGATATTCCCAGCTACATATTCTGTAATATTATTTTGGAGATTTCTAAAAGCTCCAAATAGCGCAGCGCCAATATCTTTAATTTTATCAACAATTGAACCTTTATCAATTGCGCCTATAGCACTTCCAAAGATATTTTCCATCTCAACAGCAAATTGTACACGTAAAGCAGTGATAAGTCGCCCAAGGAAAGATCCTGTAAACTCATTTGCAAACTTAGCGCCTATCTCACGAATCAACTTAGCACCAGCCGCTTTACCAAGAACCGCAAAGATAGCGAGAGGAATGCCTAAAGCTGCAGCTTCGAAAATACTAATACTGTCAAAGAAAGCTAAAGAAAAAGCCGCCATAGAAGCGATTGCTAATTTAGGACTAGCAAAAATAGACCTGAAAGCTCTTGCTATCTTTGACCTACCATTAAGCTGAAAGACTTCACTAAAATAATCAGTAAAACCTTCCGCAACTTTCTTGCCGTCTTTACTTTTGCCAAAAATTGCTTTTTTAATAGCTTTACCAGCTTTCTTAGATTTAAAAGCAATTAAGCTTAGACCTGCTAGCGCTGCAAGAAATGCTTTATTATCAGGAACAAGCATAGCAAATATTTCACCAGGAGCACCGAAGGCAGAAAGGAAAGCATCTACAGCACTTGGTAAAGAGGAAATGACCAAGTTAATACCATTGAGCATTTCCTTGAGAAGAATATCAACCACGAATCCAGTAAACTTAGCGACTCCTGCAGTTACTGATTGTTCAGCTGTTTTTAAATCCACATCTATTGCTGAGGCAATCATGCTGAAGATAGACAAGCCTACGCCAAGTTTACTAATACCGCTCAGCGAACTGAAAGTATATATAGATAAGACTATCTGAGTCAAGCCTTCAATTAAACCACGCCCAATAGATGACCAATCAAATTTAGTAAAACTGTCACCAATATTCTTTCCAAGATCTTTGAGTGAGGTAACTGCGCGGTCTATTTTCGAAGGGAGGTTCTTGAAAGCGTTCTCTACTAATCCTGTAAACGCGCTAATCGGTGAAGCGTCAAGACGGCCCGAATGATCCATCACACCATCAATCAAGTCAGGCCAATATGAGTGCCCGACTACTTTATCATAAGCTGAATAGAAAGCGTCAGACACTTTTTCTGTGAATTTTGAAATCTTACTAACAACGCTAGGTAGTATATTCCCAGCCTTTTCTTTCACTTTCTGAAAAAGCGCAACAATATATTCTACTGTTTTTGACAAGGTCTCCAGCAAAGGCTGCAAGTTCAAGACTTCATATAACCTACTAGAAAATGCTCCAACAAAACCTGATAGTGTGGCGTAAATACTAGATAACGCCTTTTTAAACGAAGCTGTAACTTTCTTTTGGTCTAGCGTAAGAGTAAACTCAAAGTCTTTAGTAGAGAATCCTTTTATGGAATTAAGCGCGAAAGCAGCGCCGTCAAAAATTCCATCTGCCATCCGTTGGCCAAGGCTCTTTGAAAAGAGGTCACTTACAGCATCAAAAATTGCAGACAAAATAAGATATAATGTATTTTTAACACGGTGCGCAAAGGGCTCTAGTACTGGTGCAAGTACATCTTGATACAGTCTAGTAATAGTGTTACGTAAGACTTCAATCCCTGCCGATACGCGGTCAAATCTAAAACCGGCAATAGATAGCAATCTGTTGTCAATAAAGCCTAGGCTAGCTAAGAAATTTCGTCCTACAGAGAGCACGGAAATCATACTTGCTCGGATGTCGCCTAGTGTGACTGCCCAGTCCCAGTAGCGGCCTCTAGCTAGCTGAGTATTCACTTCTCCTAAGTTCTCAGAAAAATCTTCAAGGGAAGTGGAAGTAAATAGGTTAGCCCAAGCTCTCTCAATATTTTTACCAGGCTGCAGAAAGTTGATTCTATCTACAATACTTTCAATAAAGTATAAACTAGGGCGAAGTGTCTGAAAAATAGCGGCATCAATCTTCTTCAATGTATGAGTAATCTTGGCGAAGACACTAGCTACCAACGAGACTACAGGTGTGTAGACGACAGTGAACAAATTAGCGACTTTACTTGCTAAAATACTGACCATTGTTACAACTTGAGCAGCAATCTTTCCTAAAGACTTAATATCATCGATAAAAGTAGGCTCTATTTTTACTTGGCCGAATGCCATATTTTTAGACAATTTCTGGAAACTAAAGCCGGTGACCTCTGCTTCTCCTTTCAAGAGACCGAACGCTTCTTTCAGAGCTTCTAACCCAAAATAAGCGTCCCAAATAGCGGGGACCGAGTCCCACACTCTTGCGGCAAAAGCAAATTGTTCAAATACATCTTTACCCACTGTTACAGCTTTCCACGCTTGTCCTAGTGTACTTAATGAACGAAGTGAGTCTTTAGCAAGCCTAGCATTCTCCTTCAGCAGGATAGCCTGCATCGCCATAGCGTTCCCAAACCTTTCAGCGCCGTCTGCAATTTCAATTAGGAACTTAGCGAAATTAGGTGCCGCGTCAATCATCAGATTAAATCCGCCAACAGCAGTCTTAAATGCCATTTTCATGCGATTAGAGGCTTGTTCTACTGTGTATGCAGTTCCGCCAAAGTCTCTGTCTACACTCTTTTTAGCTTCTTTAAAGATATCTACCAACAGTGGCACCGAAAATTTACCCGCTTCGGCAAACTTATAAATTTCACCAGCTGTCATATTAAGCTGACGTTGCAGCTCAAAGGCAAAGTACTTGTTCTGCTCCATCACAGAGCGCAACTCTTGGCCTCTTAGTTCACCAGACGACAGACCTTGGGTGAACTGCACGGTAGCCGCCTTAAGCGACTCTGCAGTGCTTCCTGATACCGCGCCCATCTTCTGGTAAGTTTCAGTGATCTCAAGGATTTCTTTTTTACTAATTGCTAAATTATTAGCCTCAAGTGCTTTAGAGAAGTCTACAAAGATATCAGTAGTAGTAGCGAAATCTGTGCGAGAGTCTCTGGCAATCTTATACAAAGATTCTAGATTGGTATTTATTTCTTTCATATCCTTAGATACGAGAGACAATCTGTTTGAAAGTCTTGTCAAGTCGTCAGCGGCTCTGTGAAAAACACTTACGCTCTTAAGAGCTGCAAAAGCTGTTCCTGCTAACAATACTGCATTACGTAGACCTGTAAAAGACTTTGTCGCCTTATTGGTGGATTTAGCAATATCAGTGTTAGCTTTAACAGAACTTCGTTTAAAACTATCTATATCCTTTTTAGTCTTTCCTAAATCACCTGTCTTTCCAATCTTAATACTCTTAAGATTTGCAGAAGTGATTTTAGAACTTTTTATCATGTCTGCTAACTTCTTATTCAGAGCTTCAAGATCAGCTCTGGCAGACTTAGTATTAGCCTCTACCGGTATAACGATTCCAGACATATTAAATTCCTTACATTTGCGTTAAATAGCCCCTCAATTAGAGGGGCAGTAATCAAACAATTGTTCCTTTAGGCTTTACGCCTGGGAATGATAATAGTGTCTTTTCAATAAAGTGTTCTGGAGCTTGCTGAGAAGACCCAGCATTCAGAGCACTAAGATATTCAACATCATTAGTTATATTATTTTGATCAATTTGCCAGCCACTTTGAGCTTCGCCTGTGTCAACAGGTGTATTTTCTTTAAGAGATTTTACCATCTCTTTCATCAAAAGTTTCTTTTGTTTCTTAACTTCAGCTTCAAGTAAATCACTCAAGATCTTCAAAGGCCACCTCCTCGCCACCAGTTGCTCCCAGCATTCTAGAGAACATACTTGATTTTCTAAATTGTGCCATATTCATAGACTTACCGTCATCTGGCCCTTTAGCATTTAATATCGGGTCGAGAGAGTTGAAAATATCCCAAGCTTTTTCTTTAACACCTTGCGTTAGTAAAAATTGATACGCTCGATAATCACCGCGCCAACCTACAGGCCGCTGTTTGAAGTAATCTTGCCATTTGAGAAACTCCTCATAAGACATTTGTTCTTCAATAACGAACACCGGCATCTGTAGGTTGTAGGCTAGCTCATAAACCGCTAGTTCCTGTTCAGTTAACTTTACTTTTCCACATCAGCGGCCATCCCTGAGAAGCTCATAATGTCTTTAGACAAAGTATTAAGCTCGTCAAGTGGGAATGATTCAAAATCTTCAGCAGTAAGCTCTTCAGAATCTGGTGCGCCCATTTTAATAATGCTAATTAGGATCTCGAGATTTGCTTCTTCATCCTCGCTACCCTCTTGTGATTTAATCATGGCTTGCATTTCAGTAACCTGACCCTTAGTCAGCTTTACGATTTCAACATCAGCTTCCATGAATTTTACTTTCTTACTAATTTTCTTACCAACTAACTCTTTAAAAGACATTCTATTTCCTTTTGTATTTTTAATTTTGATATTATTCGAAGAGACCATCGAGTTTCTTCCTTGCATTATTGAGCTGCATCAAGACTTCAAAAATCTCCCTAGACTTCTCAGGATCGTTTACCAGTTCGGGCAATCTATCCGTAGTCTTTCGTATAGAAAAATCTATACTACGTTCTAAGTTAACTTTTGCAGCTTCGAGTACGTACTCTTTAGTAAATGGACGTGTTTTCATTTTGATAGTAAGGGCATCTGTAGATTGTTTAAAAACTAGCTTTACGGCTGCTCCCCATCCTAATCGACTAATTAGTCAGTGAAAGCACCAACAAACGCAGACTGAACAGAGATAGTCAGTGTAGCGGTGTTGGAGTCAGTCAGCTGAGGATTAACCTGCAACGCTTCCAGCTTACCTACCCAGAAGTACTGAGTATTGTCGACGGTACCTAGACCACCAGCGCTAGACGCATGCTGAGTAGCGCTGGTGCCAGTAGGATCTGAGTTCAGGAGAGCAAAGCGGAAGATATACTGTTTACCATCACCAACCATATCACCAAAGTAGTCAGCAGTATCCTGCCAATCGGTGCCGACATAGTTAATCGTCAGCTCCATTGTAGGTGCGTCTGACTGACCCTGAATCTGCTGAGACGTAGACTGGCCATAAACAGGGACATTCACAATGTTAGGTGGTGTACCCATAGAAGGGAACTCACGAACATTAGAAATACGTGTGAAAGATCCTGCAGTAGTCGCAACAGCGGTTCCAAGAGCAACCTCTTCGGTAAAAGCTGCGCCGAGATCAGTCTCAGACAGTGTGCCAAATGCGGTAAGAGCCTCAGAGCCACTTACAGAAACATCTTCACGAGTGACGGATAGGTGCGAATAGATTCCTGCACCGATAGAACTAATATGTGCCATATTTACATAACTCCAAAATAATTAAATGGTATTGAATAGCTTGCGTGAAACAAAGCTGGGTTATCTTTATCTTTTCCTCGAACTTTCAAAGAACTGGATAGGAACTGCGTAGAAGCTGGACCTGACGACAGAGTCTTGCCTGACAAATATTCATCAAGCTTATCTGCAAGAATATTAAATCGCTTAGTACCCTTACCGCCCTCAATAAAGAGCTCTGCTATCAAAACACCAGATACTGAGTTTAAATTAACACCACCCCCAGAAGGGAGGATACTAATTCTAATAAACTCATTACCTGGGCTGACAGCTAGAAAGTTTGAGGGGTACGTCTTAATGCTCTCTGCAACCCACTCAGCACTAGCAAATACTGAGAAGATGTCAGATTCAAGAGTCTGGTATTTACCCATTTTATGACTCCTTAAAAACTTCTACGACATAAATAATTCCACTGTCTTTAATCTTAGGCCCGATACTCCATGTCACACCACCCAACTGAAGTTCATCATGTTGAGTAAGTGCTCCAATCTCTTTAGATTTCATCATTACAGTCTGCTTTACTGCATTATGCTCTTTGCTCTCTTGTTCTTTCTCAATGATTATTACCTTTATAGGCAGTGAGGTGTCTGTTGACGAAGCCTCTCCAGAAGAGAAATTAAAATCAAGATTGCTTTTACGCACCAGCGTAGCGCTCACAGCTTGGTCTTTTGCCAAATTAAAAGCTTTCACAAGGTTACGATCAATTAGAGTATTATACCCCATATCATAGCCTCCTGTCTTTAATTAGCGCGAAACCAAGCTCTTGCGCCAGCATTGGCTAACAAAGGCTTAATAAAACTGCGAACAATCCCAGGAAAAATATCTGGGTTAGAAATCTGCTTAAGATCTAGAGCAGTGCCTAATTTCAAACTGCTAACATCGCCAGAGTTATCCAGCAGCCCATCGTTATTAAGTAGGTGATACGCTAATTCGTAGCACCCGTTCATAATACGAGTAGGCGTGCCGGATAACTCCTTCACGATGCCGAGTTTCGGATCAAAGTAGCTTCCAGTTCTAGGAAAAGCTAAATTTTGGGTAGCATCAGAGGTAATTCCAGTCCAAGTAAGAGAATCCAAGAGTGTTGTAGCCGTAACAAGTGCTTTTTCTCGCTCACTAACGCCAGCGTCATCCCACGCAGCTACGTCTAATCTAGTCTCGAAATATGCATCCGCTTCAGAAGCATCAACATACGAATTTGTACCTTTAATAAGTGCCATAATACTACCTCAACAATTAGCCGTGGAAAATCGGCAGAATTCCCAAGCTTAGAGCAGAAGTAAACTTCCGATCAAATGTTCCAGTGGTGGAGGCTAGAGTTCCAGATCCAACAGAAGTCAGCGCTTTAGCTGTGCCGCCCTCTACCGCATACTGGTACTTAACATCACTTGGGAACTCATCTTCAGAACCTATCCAGCTGTAGCCAGCAGGCAGAAGAATGTAACCCCAACGAGACCAGATCTCAGTAGTGCCGCCACCTTGGTAAGCAGAAGCATCACGGTCGATTTCAGTAGGAACTGGGACATTCAGAGGCTCCATTGCAACCGCTCCAGGAGCAACAATAAAGGAGATCTTAGTGCCGCCAATATCAACACCAGCACCGGTGTTAAGCTTGGTCATCTCTGCAGCAGAGAGGCTCTGGGTAGCACGAGTACTGATCAAACGGAACTTACCATCAAAGATAGTCTGGAAATCAACGTTACCATCACGCACACGATCTTGATCAACCAGGTTCGCGGAGCGGAAAGAAGCCATCATTGATGGAGAAGTGATCAGATAGTAATATGGAAGTTCATAATCCTTCCAACCTTTTCCGAGAGCCTGCAAGAAAGCTTCTGCACGTTGAGCACCCTGCTCCATAGAAGCTTTAGTGTTATCATATGCAAGAATAGGCTTAATACTAGCGCCTAGATCTACATAGAAGCCGTACTTACTGTCAGTCGGATCATTCTCGAAAGTCTGACCACCAAGACCGGTAGCGCCAGAACCTGCTGCAGCGCCGTTAATAGCCTCAGAGATGGCGACACCCTTAAGCACAGACAACAGAGCATTATGCTCATCTTGTGCACGAGTCTCACCAAAGTCACGGCCAATCTTAGCCAGACCATCACGCTGAGTAACAACTTCTTTCATGTTAACCTTCTCTGCACCATGAGTACGGACAGTTTTAACATAACGAAGGTAGTCAGTTGAAGTGGTAGTCTTAGTACCATCAGAATTGTCAGTCAAAGAAGCGACATTAATTGCTGGATTCAGAGGTTTATCCCAACGAACCTGACCAATGAAGGTCTCAGTATTACGGTCAATCTTCTCATTAGTTCCTACGATACCAGTGCCGGAGAGTTTCCGAGCATTGGTATATGCCTCATCAGAATAAGCTGAAATAGCTTCCTGAAGGACTTCATTAGTGGCACCTGCCACATCGGTACGTACGCCCATGTTCTATTACCCTTTATTAAAAATTTACTATTCTTGCTGTGTTCGTAAAGAACCTTCAGCAGCCTTTTGTATTACTTCATCCTGAGACATCTCAAATAATGATTTAGGAGTATCGGATGCAGAATTACCGGATGGTACTGTAGCATCACCAGGCCCATTATTCTCTTTAGGTTTCATTAAGAAAGAATTAGCCTCATTTGAAGCAAAACTAGCTACAAAGTCATTAAGATTGGAACCGTCTTTAGGGGTCCAACTACCATTTTCGTCCTGATGAAGATCGCCGACAACTTCTGAAAAAGCCATCTCTTTAGCTTTATCGTTTCGAAATTCAACAGCACCTAAAGCGTCTTTAACTGAGATATCTCGCGTCAATGTAACATTGTTTGACTCAAGAACTTTATTTTTTGCTTCAAGTTCAGCAATCTGAAGCTTTAAAGCTTCCTCGACTTTGCCTTCATCTTGCAAACGCTTTAGCTCTGCGTCTTTGTCGGACTGATCTCGTTCAGCCAACTTCTCCAGAGCTTGGTCTCTAGATGCGTAAGCTGCATCTAGTTTCGTCTTAATAGGTGTTAATTTTGCTTCTACGGCAGCTGCAATCTGGGCTTCGATATCCGCAAGTGGGGTACTGTCAGAGTTGTCGCTGTCGCTATTTCCATCTATACTATCTGTATTATCATCCGCCATTTTGTTCGTTTCCTTGAGCACAGCTCTTGGTGAAGTCACAGACTTCGTTCTTAAATATCCCTCACGGGTTAACTTAACAGTCATTTTCAGGCACCTTAAAGAAGGAAAAATTTTCCGGCGCTTATATACGTAAGATAACTGTTGACGCGAAACTGTTAGATTAACCCATAAATTATCATTTATGTTTATGGGCCAGGCTATTTAATTCCGTAGCCTTTCTGCGGAATTTCCGCGCCCATTTCACATTTCAACAATTATGGGCCAATCCCATACCATCCACGCCTGTTATCAAACTTCTCGTCTATCTGTTCTAAAATATCTTCTCTTGAGAGAATATCAGCATCAGTTAGTAAACGACCGTTCACTCTGGACTTACCTACTACAGGTATCAGCCCAATCTCAATCGCTTCAGCAAGGTACTTATCATAAAGCTCCTTTGGCAAGCCTCTCTTCCGCATTTCATCTAATGTAATCTTAATCGAATTCTTATCCAAAGCATTGGCATACGCTTGTTTTAGCGCACGCTTAGCTTCCAACATGTCTCCAATATTAGTAAAAAACGCATCATGGATCGTAGATGTAGCCACGCCATTTTCAGCACCCCAAATATGAAAACGCTTAACAATTACTGCATCTGAAGAGTGGTTTCCATTTACTGCAAAGGCAGTTCTGGCTTTTGTTACATCAGCAATATCATTAATTTTTCCATCTTTATTTATGGCTTGTTCCCACCAAGAAGCTTCAGTCTTTTGAGGGACTTGCACCATATTAGTGATCCAATTACCATCTTTATCCTTGTACTTTAAACGCTCTTCAAATTGCTGAGTAAAATTCTGCTCAATAATTTTTCCATCAAAGTTCGCCCAAGGTACATTAGTCCAAGACTTAGGTAGCTTATTAGCTTTCAATATCTCTATATCAGGAATCAGTGTAACATCTTTTCCTAAAGCCTTACGTTTCCATGACGGCCAAAACATAGGCACATCAACCCCAAGAAACTTAGCACCTGTACGTCTATGGGCAGGTGTATCAGCGCCGTAGATAAGCTCATGTAAACTTCTTGGAGTACCTAAAGCTTTTAAGAACTTTTCTGATACGGCCTCGCCTGATTTAATGCCAAGGATTTCACTAACTCTGTCTGGCAGAACATAGCCACGTTTCTTGTCACCTAGGATTTTACCTTTAGCAACACTCTTCCAATCAAAAGCAGCGGTCGAAGGTTTAGCATTCTCAAGAAAGTCTTGGGCAAGTCGCCCGAAGAACTTTGTAAAATCTTTCAAAATAGGTACTTGAATAGCAAGGTGGTCACTCATAATGTTTGCAATTTTCTTAAAATCATTAGGTGTAATCACTCTAGCGTAGCTACCAGAAAGCTTGTCTACAAAATCCTTAGTTTTAGCATCAAGAAAATATAGTTGCTCTAAGATGTCTTGACCAGGATTTAAGCCCTTATCAAAGATATCCTTCACATTCTTCCTTAAAAGCATCAATTCATTATAAGTGTCAGGATCTAGCTTTTTATAACGTGCAGCTCTTGCAGAAATCTCAGACAATACTGTATCCCGATCTGAAGCTTTCACTACAAGTGTCCCTTCCGCTCTTCCAAGAATCTTAGACAATTTAGTCTCAACATTCATAATGCCTGTACGCTCACCTGCACCATAGCTCTTACATTTTCAACAGGGCGTTAGTCTGTCAAGAGGAAAGATATGAATAGCCAGAATCACCTCGTTTGAGTCTCTTCGAAATTGTGGAATGATGTATTTCATACGCCTTCCCAGCTGCCCTGACCGAGGGGAAAACGCCAAGAGGGGTTTGAACCCCTTTTCTCAAATGCTTTCCGTGGCCTGAAGCTTCTTCTCCGATGATCTTCTCATCTAGGTGATAATAGCCTTTATGTAATACACTCTTACTTTTTGCTTTCTTCGAGATTATAGCTTTGCTAACCTTATGGGCTGTAGCTGCCTCAGCAACTGTATCAAAATCTCCTAATGGAGTATGGACAGGTCGAGCTCTTGGTGAGTTTCTGCCTGTAACAGCCTTTCTAGCAATTTCGTATAATTTGGGTGTAAGTTTTATACCTTCTCTTGTACACATGGTTGCAAATGCGATATTTAATTTCGGCTCATCGAACATATTTTTTAAAAACCAGTGTGCTAGTAGATGGCATCTTGGTGTCAAGTATATAAGATTCGACGCTTCGTTGCCCCCACCTACGCACTTAGGAATGATGTGATGCCTTTCAGCATATTCAATAGGCTTGCTTTCATAACCATATTTTTCAAGAAGAGCGATATAGTGCTTTTCATAATTCATTTATAAATTTCCTTCCTGCATATTCCTATACAGAGTAGATCATATCATGTGTCGACACCTTTTCAGGATTGTACACTCCCGCGCTTCGAAGTCACTAGACTCCTACAAGCTTCATCTCCTCAATTGAGGCGGTATGCTTTGATCGTTGCACCTTCCAAGGCTTCACAGCCGAGGCTTGGCTCAGGATTGTCCGTTCTGGAGTTCCCCTGAATTCACGGGATTTATTAAGGTGACGTCCTATGTTTGGTTAAACGTCACCATGTTCTGCGCTTTAGCGGCTTTCCTCAAATCCTTCTCAGTCAGATTAAACTTCTTATTCATTTCCCTAAAACGAGGGTCATTATAAGTCTCAGCAGCAATCTCATCATACAATCTACGCTTTTGCTGCGTAGGCACTACATTAGACATTGCAGCAAGCTGCTTATTTCGAGTAGTCAATGCAATAATCTGAGCACCTGACGATGATGCGTCTTGTTCTAAAGCAAGACCAGTGTAGTAATTATCAAGGTGGCTAAGCTTACGGTAGTTACCTTTTAGGAATATATCAATCTTTGCTTGCTCAATAGCTAACCTAAAAAACTTTCCAAGCTCTTCTCCCTCAATTCTTCCTGCTAACGGACTCTCAAGAATTTTGCGTATGTCGTTTGGCTTCCCTCTGAGTGCCAAGGTTCCAATCCTGACAAGATCTTCCCGCCATCTCTCAGCGATCTTTTGCCTTCCAGGAAATGTAAGTGAATCGAATCGGCCTTCAAAGTAGTCATCCAATCCACCCAAGAAAGCACCAATGGTGTCTTGTAGATTTTGGTATCCATCTTTTCCAAGAGGCATCTCCTTTGCTGTGTTTAAGAAAGGTCTGAAAGTCTCTCCTGCTTGAGGTCCGATAAATCCACGCTCATAGACGCGCCCTCGATGATCAATAAAAGCATTATTACTAAAAGCAGAATCGTTAGACCTAAGCCACTGCATAGTTTTGAAGCGTTCATAAGAGTCATCACGACCAGCAATATAATGCTTATATTCGTTAAGATCATCATAATACTTAGCCTTGCCTTTGTCGTCTTTGAAGTACAGAAGCTTTGTGACGAAGTCATGGTAATCACCGTCCACTTTATATTTTGACTTAGATGCCCAGTTAAGAGCCTGAGTAAGATCTTTGTCTACAAATTCCTCGGGGAAATCTGAGAACGATGAAGTTGAAGTAATAGGGATTCGCGTATCTGTATACACTCCTCTATCACTTTTGATAAAGTAGGTTTTGTAACCTTCTCTGAAGAGTAGTCGTTGACCCGCCCCTGTGTAGGGGATCCGTAAGCCAATATCAATCTTTCGTTGCAGCTTTGAATATTTTTGAATTCTTTTATCAGTTACCCTAATATTTTGTGAGAATGTGTCATAGTAAGGACCAAACAACTGACCTGACATACGAGATTTCATTCTGCGTTTTTGAACACCAAAAGTCTCTAACTTGAAAAATGAGTTATTCTTTTCTAGAATCTTATTGCCAAGATTAAACCACTGGTTTCTACTACCATTAAGATTAGCTAGATTAAATAAATCCCGTCCAAGCGCAACAGCGAACTGATCCTTATCAGGTGTATCCGCTAAAGACAATCTATGTGAAAATCTTAGATAGAACTGCTGAATATCGCTCTTAGCCAGCCTTAATTTAATTTTAGGCGGTATTGACAAGTCAAAGGCTTCACGAAGCTTTCTAGCCAGCTTAGGAGCAGTACTATCTTCCCACTTATTTCTAGCTACGATATTATCTATCAAGCTGTCATGTAATGAATCCAGCTGAGTAGCTCCTAAAACAGGATCAATATAGGATTCATCCAATAACTTTCTCAACGTATTACCTTTTGAACGTAGACGAGTCTCAAGTGAATCAGAGATATTCATGACATCAAATTTTATTTGTGCCTGAGAGACTGCTTTAAAATTTTGCCAAATCTTTCCTTCTTTTCTGAATCTAGAAAATGTAATTCTTAAGTTGTCCACAATAACAGCAATTTCATTTGCTGACATTTTATTCTCTAGCGACTTCGCAAAACCCTCTATAAACTCTCTATCTTTTAACTTAAGAGTATCGCTTTCGTGTACAAGCCGGAGATTATTACTAAGCACAGCAGGTTCAGGGAGATAACGACGAGAATCCTCATAACGTCCACTAATTGGATTGAAGATAAGCTGATCTTCTCTCGGGGGTGCTGAGAGAACACGTCTACGATTATTTCGCTTTGAGCCAATAGTGATGCCCCTAAAATTAGTAAGAGAGAGTGTTCCGTCGAGTTCGCCAGCTTGAAGAAGGTAGTACTCTCTAAGGTCTGTAGTGAGAGATGCGTCACCAATAAAATCGTCAGGAGTACTAGCCCATAATTTAAGCTTGTCTAGTTTCTCTTTAGCCAAGGCAAATCGTCTTGTATCTCCTGGAACTGTATATTCGGCATCAGTTAACCTCCGAAGATCTCGTAGACCAATAGAATTACCATCGTTGTTAGTAAATTTACTAAGATGTAGTTTTCCGGCCTGAAATAGCGTGACTCGTCCCATGTCTCCAAGATGCCTATACTGCACTTCCGAAGTTTGTCTAAGAAGCCATTCATGGTATGATTCCTTTAACGGCAATTGCCCATCATAAAACTGTACTTGCTTAGGGGTCAGCTTACCTAAGTTCCTTTTGCGGATTTGATCGATTCCTTCAAGTTTCGATAGGTCGTCCCAGGACTTAACAACAGGTGTAGTGGTAGAACGGCAATTATAATGAGCAGGAGGAAGAAATTCTGTTTCATCCATTCTATAAATTTCTCCATCACGGTGTGAACATATTGGTGTGGTACGGCTGTCTAGAACTGCCACGTATTGCCAGCCTTGCAACGCTTGGCTATTCGCCTGATACACGGCATGGTCAGCTTGAGCAAACACAGAGGTGGTCGCTGTAACAACCAAAGCCCTTGACTGGTTTCTGGTTATTTTATGGGTATTTCCACGTCTGACATCTACTGCTATTACGTCAAGACTTTTACCATCAGCTAGACCTTTACGTATAACTTGCTCAAGTCTTTTACGCTCACCTAGCCCAATACCATACCAACCTGGCTCCAATAATTTGTTTTCTATTAAAGGCTTTGAAAGAACCAACTCTTCAGCAACTCTCTGCTGAGGGCGTCTAGTTCTCCAAACATCTTTCAAAGAAGCGTCTAGATTCTGATAAGCGAATGAGATTTGATCTTTCGCTAAACCTATAAGTGAATCTTTACTTGTACGGTAAGCCTCTTTCATAGTTTTCGAAATCTCTTTATCTAAAAGCCTATGTAACTGCTTCACATTTTTAGCTTTTGATATAAGACTATCAACTCGAATTCTATGCTCGCCAAGTACTAATTCTACTTTTTCATTTATCCTTCTTTCAAAGAGCCTAACCATCGCTGCTCGATCAATGACTTTGTCATATATCAGCGTGTTAGCATTCTTTATCATGTTAATCCTTATAGCTATTTAATTAAAAAGTAGTTTAGAGAATCATACAACCGTGGAGGAGGACAGTGTATGATCTACTCTAAACTACTAAACTTTTACAAACTACTAAACTTTTACAAACTACTAAACTTTTACAAACTACGCATCACTAAAATTGTCAGCGTAACTAGAATTACTTTCCGCTAATTTTGTTACAATTTCGTCACTATTAATTGATGCCCTACCCTCTTCATCATCATAATCATAAGGCACTAGGTCATTCTGTCTAGCAAGTAACAGCCAGACCTCTCTAGGGAGTAGACCGGCCTCATACCATTCAGTAACTAGACGTAACCATTCATGGCCAATAGGCGCGGGGTTAAAGTCTGAAGATAGCGTAAAAGTTACATCATCTTCGTCAAGACCTTTATCGTAACGCCAGTTAATCATAAATACAATTACTTTTCGCAATGTGTTAGATATCTTAGTGTTTAATGTGCCTAGCTGTGCTGTCTGCGCTGCATTTCGGATTTCTAGTGCAACACCTGACTGTGCTGTTTCCGGTGTAAGCATCCTAATGCCAAGCTTGGCCATCTCTTCAATACCTGCAGCAATAGCTCTATCCATGTCGGCGAGTGCAGCCGTAGGCGTGTCAAGCACAGAGATCTTATCATCTGGATCGATTTTTAGCCAAGATCCAAGACCAGCACTTACAATATCTTCAAATCTTTCGTCTGTCATATCTGAAGCTAGTACAGGTGTAAATGTAGATGCGCCATACAAAAGGTGATTACGTCTACTTAATTTGTTGTATAGGTTAACTTCCTTATTCACAATTGTAGTGATAAAGGGGTCTTTAGGATCGATTGACCCATCTAGCGGCCATGCCGGAATCATACCTAGACGTTTACCATTCATTATGATGTTTGTAACTGTCTCTACTAACTCCATAAGTGGGCCATCAGCCTTATCGATGCCGCGCCCATTAACAACTTCTTTAGTATCTTTTTCGGGCTTTTCAAAGACTCTTATCTGATAAGCGCCATTAACTAGCTCGTGAACCCATACACGTTCTTTAAATGAAGGGTGGAACTCATTATCAGAAAAGTCTTCGACAGTTCCTCTGACAATAATTTGAGACAATACAGAGTTACCAAAAGAGTCTTTGTCAGTCTTCCAATTAATTATCGTTTCAGCTTTATGTAATGAGGGATACGGTGCATGCTTTTGAAAGTCTTCAGTAGTATACGTTTTACGAACTTCTTCATTAATACTCGGGTAATTTACGAATACCCACGAATGCCCCGTTTGCATTTCCTCTGGCAAAGCCTCATCCAGAAATGATACAAGAGAATTATTATTTTGCGTAAAGTTGTTAATGATCCAATTACTAATACCTGTACTAGTATCTTCAGGCAGTTCTAAGTTAGGGACTTTGCGTAATAAGCCACCTGTAAGCATTTTAACAAACTCAGAAGATATGCCAGGTAACTCAGCTTCCGCTTTATAAAACTTATATTGCAGAATAGTCATCGAAGGCGAGAATGGTATCAATAGATTTGTGTAATTAGTAAAATCTAAGGTAGCATCAAAAGCCTTAGTCTGCTGCTCCCCGCTGCAGATCGCCCTGTTACGATCCCAAATGTTTCTAAGAGACTCACAAGCAGCATTCGGAGAAGCTACAGTCTTAGTGGTTTTTCCGGAGGAAACAACAGACATTTATATACTCCTTTATAAAGATTTAGCTACAGTAGTTGCTTATTTACCATGAAGCAACTTACTAAATGCTTTACGAGTACCTACAAACTCCTCGTCTGATTCAGTATTCGTGGCACGAATTCGAAGATCGTCACCCTCAATAGCGAATTGAGTCCAGTTTGAAGGGTTACGGTCGAGAATACTGGTTTGCGCAGTATCTTCTATACCATTAGCTACACTATCAGCTACACTATCAGCCTCTTTAGTCACCTCAACAGCTACATCATCAGCAATTTTAGCGGAAGCGCTCACTTTAATATCAGTCATTTTTTAATCTCTCAGTATATTTCAACAATTGTTTTCGCTTCTAATTGAAGCATCCTAGGTACAGACCCAGTCGTCTCACAAACGACTGAATCCAATCTTTTACAAAGCACTTTATAGCACCACCCATCAAGAAAGAAAGTATCTTTTTCAAGTAGCTCGCTTACTGCAATAGCTCGTCTTAGTGCGGTCATGAGTCTTCCTATCATGGTGTGGTATTCATACTTAGCAGTTTATCAAATTGCTTTGAAGTACGTTGTGCAAAATACCAGCCTACAGCTGTAGCCGTAAGACCAGTAACACTCAATACAATAATCCTGTAAAGGCTAAGAACTTCTGAGGACTCTAGACCTTGCAACCCACCTGTCAACGTTTCTAAGGTTTGAATAATTAAATAAGTTTGGTACATAAGCAACCCAAGTACGATAGGGCGTACCATAGACTTAATAACCTCACTTATAGGGCTACTAGCCTTTTGGCTTTCTTGGAAAGCTTCAGCTTCTACGCGCTCCACAGCTAGTGTACCAGCAATTTTAGCTTGATCCATCGTTAGCTGAGCAACTTTAGTCGCTGCATCAGATTTAGCTTGTAACATTGATACTTGATGCTCAAATTGGAGCTTGAGATTTTCTCGCTCTTCACGCTTGCCTAACCACCCAAATACACCGCCTAGGACTGTTCCAAAGCCTGCACTCCCAAGGATATCTAAAATAAAACTCATTCTTCGTCCCTCTCTATTTTCTTGGAAAAATGTTCAAACATAAACTTAATACAAGCCACTAAAGTTGTTGCGTAAGCAAATACTCCCGCTACTTGAAAGTCTTTCATCTCTAGCGCGTTTTCCTTATAGAATAAATGAAAGTCATAAGTTAGCCACATAATAAACATAGTAGCTAATATAGGGATCACTCTCGCTTTTTGTAATGTGTGTATTACATCATTCATAGCGCTACGTACATACAATATTGCATTACTGCAGACACAGTTTGACAAGCCGCAAGAGTTTCAAACAATGGCGTATCAAGGACTCTAATACCACCTTCCATTAATGCATACATTATTCGCACCTCGCTTCTGCTAATTCTACATTCAATTTAAGAATCTCATGCATCTTACCTTGCTCAATATGCAGACCCTCAATAGTCGCTTCTAAGCCGCTAGCCGTAGCTTGTAACACACCGACTCTCTCCAGAAGTTCTTTATTATTTGTTTCGCTCTCGTAAGCATAGTAGCCTAATGCCACAGGTAAAATTATATAAATTACTAAGGGATTTTTAATCCATGCATCGAGAATCTTTGCAAAATCCATTACTTATATCTCTCATAAGCTCTTAAACACTCTTCAACCGTACCTTTCCCACTAGACGTATTATAATGCTTTTTCCAGTATCCTGCTAGACCTTCAGGATCAGAAGCCTTAGGTAGCGGCTCAGAAACACGCCAATAATGTAAACGCGCCATGGCTGTAGCATACGCAAAATTACCAAGTAGCTGCGTCTCTGGTGTACTGCTAGGTAGCATGAAATCTTTAAGAATTAAAATTAGTGATTTTTTACGACTTAAATAATTCTTCCAAATATCATCATGGGTAGCTGGCTCCATTTGGTAGAGACCTAATGCTGGACCTTGCATTTGTTTCAGCCAATGCCCCATATGAGACTCTTGCGCAGCAGTCATCACAAGAAGCTCTACAGCCGCATCACTGTGCATATCTAGCTGCTTTAGTCCAGGTATAATGAACTCTTCTCTTAGAATCTTTACAGGAATCATCGGTAATTTTCCTTAAAAACGATATACAGTTGAGACTGCAAAGGAGCTTGTATCAGCCATGTCTTTGTATGACCAATGCCCTAGCTCATCTCGTAGCTTGTGATACTCAGCACCAACCCACCAATCCTCGTAAGATTTACTTAGTCCGATATAGCGGTCGACAGCTGAAGCACTTTCACGAGGGATTCCTTCAGTTCTACCAATAAATGCTTCAACATTATTTGATAACTTCTTTCGTATTGTATGATAGTAACCTCTAGAGTGTCCCTCCTGACGGTAGGCTTCTAGCCAATAGAATTCTGTCTCGTAAGAAAGGTCATGAGGCAACTCAGTAATCCTGAAGCCTAAGCGGTCAATATACAAAAAGGGCGTAGTGCCTTCTAGAATTGAACTATATATGTCAGGAGCGCCTGTGCGATACCACTGCATTGTATAAAAAGCTCTTCCAAAAAGAATATCTACATTATGGTGGGAGATACGGCCAAATAGATTCCAGTTTTTAGAAATACTGTTCAGCTCCATATTGTCTAGGTGTGTTCGAATGACGTAGTTCTGCACATCATTTTGCGCACCAACTTCTAAGTCACCATATGTGCCTTCTAGATGAAACGTTAAAGTTTCACCAAACCAATCTAAGTAGAGTTGTGTTGCGTCTTCCATCGTAGCGAAAGAGCTTGTAAGAAATAAACTGTTGTAAGGTGCTTGAGGAAGCAGTGCCATACGTGCAGTAGACGGTGCATCTGTCTGATCGTTTGCCCAGCCTTGTGTTACGGCAATTTTACCGTACTTAGCACCAGCAATATGCATGCCTAAGTTGATAGGTAGCGCTACATTTAAACGTCTTATACGATCTATCTTATGCTCTGCATTTACTTGGGTAAATACTATAATACCCTGATTAAAAACGCTAAGGCTACAGAATCCATTTAATGCCAGTGTATTCTCATTCTCCCTGAAATTCTCATTACTGAAATTGGTATGATAAGCGAATCCATTAACGCCACATGGTGCAGATAATGAGTCATCAAGCTCAGTGGCATTTGCGAAAGGGGCAATGATAAGAATACCGATTGCCAATCCTAAGTAGACTGACCAAAGGCTCTTTAAAGATCTCTCATTAAGAAAGAAAATTTGCTTCTGGCCATAATTAAACACCATTGCAACTAACATTAAAGAAAGTATAATGTTCGACATATTATTCTCATCAGTCTGTTACTTCAATAATATTAATGTGGTCACCATCAGACATAACAGCGTATGCTGAGCTATACCCAATCGCTCCTTGAATAAGCTTCACCTTCTCTATCATCTCAGCTTCAGAACGTACTTTAACATATCTTGTAGCATTACCTTGGTTGATAGCTTTTTCAATTCTTGCTCGGTGCTCCAATGGGTGAATTCGTAATTTAGTCTTAACAAATTCATGATGGCCAAAAGAAGACCAAGGGAGCAAGACTACAGTAATTCGCTCACCGGTACTCCAGTATTTAGCATTTAGTGTGAATACCTGTAAAGCATTATGACGACTCATCGTGTACTGAGCAACGAAAGGATTTTTAATTATATCATACCCAGCAGTTACTGTAAAACAGAAAATTAGTAAAGTCAGTGAAATCGGTAAAGTGTAACGACGCATTGTCATTCCTCAATTAATTAGTTAGTAAGGCTCACCTCCAGGCAGCCTCGTTTTATCTTCCAAAGACTTAATTCTTTGCAAAATTGAATTCTTTAGCTCTTCACGTTTTTTATTTTCTAATTTTCTCTCGCTATTTTCTCTAGCGCTAGCTTCACGGAGATTGTCCACCTCTTTTTCTGCTAAATTTAACAGCCACCCGCCAGTAGCTAATGTCATGACTAGTACGCCAGCAGACCATGTTAAGATGGTCTGTATACTACCAACGCGTGCGGCTAAACGAAGATACGATGCCCAATCAGTCAAGTTTCCGCTTAGATGACTAGTAGTACTTTTGAGTGTATCTGTCTCATCTAATAAATGTTCTTGCACTTTAATACTTTCACCCATAAAACCTGCAACATCTTGTGGGTTAGTTACATCCGTAGGTTTGTTAGCAGGTTTCATAAGTTACTCCTTATTAAGTGCGTGTCTTACATAAGTATTAAAAGACCTGCAATCAAAGTAAGAGCAGTAGAGATAATGCGATAGCCCGACCGATTATGTATAGATTCCTCACGAAGATCACCAGCAAATTTACGTGCATCTATCTCGTAAGGGTTACTCCAGTAGCCGTAGCGTAAGGAGTACGCATAGTACTTAGCACTCCATATAAAACGACCTTCAGTCCGTTGCTGTAGAACATGGCCATACTCATGCGCAAGAAGCATGGCATTACGCTGATACTTTGCTCGCACATAAACCTGACCAAAGGAAGTGATATAACCGCCGAACTTACGAAATTCTAAGAATTTATCAAATAGGCTATTTTCAGGTATTACATAAAATGTAGCATCTTTATATTTCATCTCTCGCATTTTTACTTATTCTCCATCTTAGCTGACATCTTTAGCTGACTGCATCCCCAGTTGCTCACCAGTTGCTCACCAGTTGCTCACCAGTTGCTCACCAGTTGCTCACCAGTTGCTCACCAGTTGAGGCATATCCATCTGGATGTACGCCTTGATGATCTAGCACTCTCCATGTTCTTTGAGCTGTCTTACGTGCTCCATCTCATGAGCAATCAGCGTGGGATTATTCTCCCAGCTAGGCATGGCATAGACACTGCCCCAGAAGGTCATGAAGCCCTCAAAACCACGCAGCTTCATGTACCAGTACCA